CAGCCTTGCTTTTGACCGATTCCAGTCCGTCGTCCACCTGCTGGGCGGTGTGGTCCAGCTGGTGACCGATCAGCGCGCCGCTTGCGTCTCTGATTTCTGTTGCCATCGTCATTCCTCCTTTTCCGGGGCGCAGAACAACAGTGTTCCTGCCGCCGTGATGGTGTCAATCCGTTTCTGGGCGGTGTCCATGCTGTCCAGCGCCGTGCGAACCCGGCTGTCCAGCTTGTCCACCCAATCTTTGTAGGGGTCGGGGGGCTCGCTCTCCGCTGTGCCCGCAAGGCTCTGCCGCACGACGGTGCGCCAGGTGCGGGTTTTCGCCACAGCGTCCCCCACCAGCCAGCTGAGTTCCGCCCTGCCGGTGCCAGCCTGTCCCACGTCCGTTTCCGAGATGGTCCAGATCACCGTACCGCCGTCCTGCTCCACGTTGGCGGGAAGGTACTTTGTTCCGTCCGGGAGCTTTGCCACAATCTCCGCCGTGCCGGCCCCGTACAGTTCCACAAAGGCGGCACAGTCAAAGATGATCTGCCGGGTCAGGTTCTCCCCTACCCGCCCAAGATAGAGGGCGTCAGGCGCCCGTGGAGCGCCGATGTCTATGGTTGTGATGTTCATACAATTCCTCCTTTCCTCCTCATCCGCAGGCAATCCACGACACGGTCATTGTGCCCGCAGAGGACCGCCAATAGGTCAAATCAAAGCCCGTTGTGCTGGTGTTTGCCACGCCCACATGGGCGTTTTGAGGTGCACTTATATGCGGCGTCACTGTAATCGCCGGGGTTGAGGTAAACGCCGTGCCGAAGTCAATGTGCACGGATCCCGCCGTTGCCGCCGACGCTGTGACGGTGACTCTGCCGCTCTCTAGTTCGAGTGGTCTATTGTTCACATAGACGTTTCCGTTCAGATAGATGTCTCCCCAGTATTTCTGCTCTTCCTCGCCGTATGTCGCATCAATTGTGATTTGCTTGCCAGACATTCTAATATTTAATGCAGATAAATAAACGTCTGTGCCGTTAACCTCTGTTTCGACTTCCTCTTCACCTTCGTAGCTGACATACGATTGAACGGATAACCCGGAACGATTCTCACCAACCGAAAGAGAGAACCCTTGATACTCTTCATTTTTCGTTAAAACCAACTTGTAGTAATCATTAACAACTTGAAAACTGTTTGTTGCCATAATGTTCTGTGCAAATAGGTTGTCAACGTCAATGTACTGAGCCTTTAACTTTCCAGTTGTAGCTGCACCCATGTCGAGTGAAGCGATTTTCCCGTGCTGGATGGTTGCGTCCGCAATCTTGGCGTTGGTGATGGACAGATTCGCAATGGCGTTTTCTCCCAGCTCAAACGCAGACCACGCCGAGCCTGTCCAGGTGTTGATCCGGTTGTCGCTGCCGGTGTCGAACCAGATGTCCCCCGCTGTCAGTCCGTCTGACGTGGTAGGGGCCGTGCTCTGATGAAACACCTTGTTCTTCCCGTTGGCGGACTGCATCGCCCTGTTGGCAGACTGCTGGGCTGTGCGGGCCGCCTCCGCCGCAGACTCCACCGCCTTCTCCGTGGGGCCCTTCACCCCGCTGGTTTTCTCCGCCACACTCTGCCCATAGGCGCTGATCTGGCACTTACACCCGCCGTCCATGCTGAGCTGCACCTGCATCACCGGCACGGAAACCGTCGCGCCCTCCCGGTTGGTCACCTCCACAATGTCCCCCGGCTCCGTCAGCGCGCCGCCGTAATAGCCGATGTCCGCGATGGGATAGGCATAGCCGCCGATGTCGCTCCAGACGGCCTCCAGCCGACTTTGGGTCATGTAGGGGCACTCCACAGCCACGGCCTGAGCGGCGTCCCCGGCAGTCAGGGTCTGCTCCTCGTCCCCCTCTCCGGGCACCGTACAGGTCAGGCCCGCCAGCGTCACCGCGCCGCCGTTGGACAGCTCCCCGGAGTAGTAGTTGTCCGGTGTAACCTCCTCGCCGCTCGGGCTAAACCAGACAAACCGGATCGCCCCTTCCCGGGTCACCACCGCATTCTTGCCGCACAGCGCCGCCAGATACCCCAGCATCTCCCGGCAGGTGTAACCGGACAGGCTGCCGCTGACGGTCATCGTTGCCCCGTCCATCGTGTCCTGCTCCACAGTCAGGCCGCACTGCTCCGCCAAATCCTCCAGCACCGCCGCCACGGTGGAGCCGCCGTCTAACCCGGGCAAATACCCGCCGCCCAGGGCGTAATACGCCCCGTCATAGGCGGTGAACTCGGTGTGGTCATCGCTTCTGCGACAGTCCGTCACCACGAAGCTGCCCAGGGGCAGCCACTCCACAGACCCGTCCACTTCTGCGCCGACTTCCGCCCGAATCTTCATGTCCAGCAGGCTCAGCGCCCCGTGTATGGTGCAGCTCAGCGCTGCGGCATACACGCCGCCGATGCCGATGTTCTCCCCGCAGCAGGCGGCGGTGTAGCTCATGGACAAAATACTCTCCTGCTCCAGCTTGCCCCCGGGCAGCCGGTCCGCCGCCAGAACGAACAGCTGCGAGCCGTTAGAATCCTGCAGCGGCACCGCCGTGGGAACCATCAGCGGCACAGCCTCCGCCAGCAGACGGAAGTGGACCAGCCGTTGATTCAGCGCCTGGGCCAGTTGGTTGGTTGTGTTGTACATTTCCTCCCTCCTTTCTTCGGACTAACAATTATAGAACATTTGTTTCGGGTAGGCATAAGACGAATATTCTATTTCTCCACAAACGTCACACTCACCGACCGATAATAAAAAACACCGTCTCCGATGTATCCCAGCACCTTCTTGGCGATGGGTCCCCGATAGCAGTTAATCTTAGTCGTCTCCCCGTTTTCGTTGAGTTCCAGATTGAAAAAGCCGCCGTCCACAGTGACAGCGGCTTCGATTCTTCTTACTTCTTCGGCGGTAAGCACGCCCCAGGTCACCTCAAAGGTTTCCTTGCCGGCAATCACCGTGCCCACCATGCTGCCGCTGGCCGTGCGCCCCGTGTTAGCGCTCCAGATCAGCTCACCGGAGCAGTTGATCTCCACTGGCGCAGGAAGTGCCGTGCCGCCGGCCCTGATTACAAACGCTGCCACATTGCCCCTCCTTACACCTTGAGTTCGCATTTTCCGGTTGCGTACGTGTTCCGGTTCGTCTGTCTGATGAAATACTTCCGCAGGCTTTCCTCGTCAATTCTGTAAACCGGCATGGTCTTGAGCATCGTTACCAGCTCCAGCAGCAGAGCATAAATACGGGGGTCAGAGCCTCCGGCGCTGCTGGCTGCCTCTCTGGCCATTTCCAGCAGTTTGCGCTCCGGTGCCACGACCTCACCCTGATGCCGGTTGTCGCCGATCATGGCCAGCTGAGGGGTGTTCTTCCGCACATAGCCGCCCTGTGCCAGTTTGGGAATGGAGACATTCTTCAGCAGCGGAATCCTGTGGATGGCGTTGTTGACCCTGCTGATAACATTGCGGTTGAACCAGCTTTTCAGATTGTTCACTGTTGCGGCGATTTTCAGCTTGATGGACACCGTCTTATCCTTGAACTTTCCCATCAGGCTGCTCCACTTACCCTTCAGCTCTGACCACGATGTGGCGACTCTCGCCTTCATGTCGGCTGTCTTGTCATTGATGTTTTCCGTGATGCCGTGCCATTTGCTCTTCAAATCGCTCCAGCTGGTGGCCACCCTCGCTTTCAGATCCGCCGTCTTATCCCTGATGTTATCCGTGATGTCGTTCCACTTGCCCTTCAGGTCAGACCACGATGTCGCAATCTTCGCTCTCAGCTCAGCCGTCTTGTCCTTAACGTTGGCGGTCAGGTCGTTCCACTTGCTGGTCAGTTCCTCCTTTTTGTCAGAGAAGAAGGCACTGATTTTGACGGTGAACGTTCCCAGGCTTTCTGTGATTTTATCCCGGATAGCGCCCAAGTCAGGCACACTCTCAATCAGATTGCTTAAGACGTCTGCGGCGGTTTTTACCCAGTCCGAAAAGGTCTTGATTTTGTCCGCAGTCTTTGCTACAGCGTCCAGCAGATCGGTGCCAATTAGCTCCACGACGGGCGCAAGCACCGGCATAACCTTGTCCGCGATCCAATTGAGCAGCGGCTTCAGCACCTGTTCCCAGCACGTTTTCAGAAGGTCAACCACCGCTCCGAGGGCGTCGGTCAGACTGGTGACCATGGGGCTCAGATGCTTCTCCCACACCTCCACGGCCTTATCCGCCAGCTTGTCCAACACCGGGGCCATGTACTTGTTATAGCCGTCCAGCAGCGTGCCATAGATCTGAGACACGCCGTCCGTCAGGGATTGCAGGAACGGTTGGATATGCTCATCGTAGAGCTTCTGCACCTTATCCCAGGAATCCTGCACGAACTTCACAGCCCCGTCCAGCACCTTTCTGGCCGGGGCCAGCATGTTCTCCAGCGCCGTCTTGATCTTGTCCTTGTTGTCGATGAAAGGCTGCGTCAGGGCGTTCAGCGTATCTCTGCCCACCTTGGCGCCCAGCTCCGTCAGCCCTGCGAAGCCTTCTCCCAGCATGGTCAAAAGATCTGCGGTGATCTGCTTGGCATCGTCAGAGCGGAAAGCGCTGAGCACCTCCGCCACCGCCTGGGCAAAATTGCCCTTGATGGTCTCGGTCTCACCACTGATGTCAAACATCCGGGTGATAAAGCCTACAATCCGCTCCCGGTTCTGCTCCAGTGCGTTGGCTGCGCCCCCGGTCAGGTTGTCCGCGATGGTGGCGCCGATAGAGGCCAGCGCTCCCACCTGCTGGCCGAAGCTGTAGGCAAGTGTCTGCACGTAGCGCTCCGCCCCAGCCTGGACCCGCTCATCGTCGAAGATGTCGGTGAGGCTGTCCCGAATGCGCCCTAGATTGTCCTGGATGGACTGGAGCACCGCTGCATCTCCGAAACCGGACCAGAAGCCGCCCACAAACAAATCCTTGAGGGCCTTGAGCTTTTCTGTCAGCTTGTCCAGCGGTCCCCCGTCGCTGCCCACGTCATAGGCGGTGTTCTTCAGGGCGCTGGAGGTGTCCCCCAGTGCGCCAGACACACCGGAGCCGCCTGCCCCGCTGCCGGAACCAGAACCGCCGCCAGGGCCTCCAGAACCGCCGCCGGAGCTGCCGGAGTCATTGTCTCCCAGTTTGTTGATGACATCGAAGCCTGCGAGGCTGCGCTGCATTTCCTTCGCCGCCTGCTTGGCGTCCCTGGCCGCACCCTTGGCAGAGTCCCCCACGCCGGAAAGTCCGTCAGACGCGCCCGAGGCGGCCTCCTCTGCCCCGGCCATGGTGTCGCCCAGGCTGTCGCCCAGCGCCGCCATAGAGGCCCCGGCCCCTGCCGTCATGTCCTCCGACTCCTTGCCGAACAGAGAGAACACAAAGCTCTTGAAGGTGTTGGCCGCCTTGACCAGCGCACCCATGAATGCATTCAGCCCCCGGATGGCCGGGGACAGCGCCGCGATCAGCACAGAGCCGATGACGATGCACAGGGATTCAAACTGGAGCTTGAGGATTCTGACCTGGTTGGCCCAGCCATTGGAGGTTCGGGCAAAGTCCCCCGACACGTCACTGAGCTTGGACAGAATGAACTGATACCGCAGCGCCACCTTCTGCTGCTCCGACATCTTTGCCGTGGTGGTGCCAAAGCCGTGCTGGAGTGCGTACTGGTCCAGGGCGGTCTGGGTCATCACGATGCCCAAATCCTTGAGGCTCTCCGTCTCCCCCGAGAAAACCGCTTTCAGCTTGGTGTAGGCGGCGTCCTGGTCGATGTTGTAGAAGGACGCCACGTCTCCCGCAAGCCCTGCAAGGGTGGTGCTCATCTCCGCTGCCTCGCCCTCAGCGAAGCCGAAGGCCTTGGCCATGGCCCCGAAGGTGCCGGAGTAGCGCTTGGCCATGATTTCGCTCAGGCCGAACTGTTGGGCTGCATTTCGGGCGAAGTCGTTGATTTTCCCGCTCATGGACGTGAAGGTCACGTCCACCACGTTCTGCACCTCGGCAAGGTCTGAACCCAGGTCGATGCACTTCTTGGAAAAGCCTACCAGCGCCTTAACGCTCAGCCCGGCTACCAAAGCGGCCCCCAGCTTCTTTCCGATGCCGCCGAAGGTGCGCTCCAGCTGCGGCTGCATGGCGTTTGCCTGCCGCTGTACCGGCTTGCTGTTCAGGTGCAGACCGAGGAATACCTTGCCCACCTCTGTGCTCATCCGCTCTCACCTCCTCCTGCCATGTGTGCAAATGCGTCCTGCATGGTCTTTAAGAACACGTTCAAATCCTGTTCGGAGACCTGTTCGGCCTGTTTCGTGCGCCATCGGTTCCGGATGCGCCGCTGCTCCGGGGTGAACTGTTTCAGCACCTCCGGGTCGTCCTCTGCCCGGATGGCCACAATGCGTCCCAGCGGCGTATCGGGGGAAATTCCCGCCAGAAGGTCGCAGAATTCCCCCCACCGCATGGTTTTCGCCTCCCGGCTCAGCCGGATGCCGTACTGATCCTGAAAGCTGGCCACGATCAGGCCGAAGTCCTCGATCAGGTCGTAGTAGGGTCCCCGCTGCCCTCGTCAGCCTCGCCGGTGTCGGTGATCAGCTCCACAGCGGTATTGATCACCTTCATGTAGTTGTTCAGGCTCAGATGCAGACCGGCGAGCTTCTTCCGGCCCTCGGGGGTGAACAGCTTCTCAATCATCCGGGGCACCTGGGAGTAGGCAAGGCCGTTCTCCTCGTTCATCTGGCCCAGAATGGTCAGTACGGTCTCCGCATCGGCGTTGACCTCGATCTCCTCACCTTTGATGACCAGGCGGGGATTCTCGTCAAAGCTGAGCTTCTCGGTAATGTCAATCACTCTTGCCATGATTCATTTCCTCCTTTAGCCTGCCGCTGCTGCCGTGTAGGTGGGCTTGCCGTTGCTCTGGATCTCGAATTCCAGCGGCGCCACGTTGGTGGAGTCGCCGCTGCCCACGTTGGTCACGTTGATGACCGCATCCGCGAACTCCACCTTGCTGCCGTCGGGGAAATTCCACACCACCGGCTTCTCTGCGTCCCGGCCGTTGACCCAGGCCAGGCCGGCGATCAGGTCGTTGCCATCGTCGCCGATGTTCCGCTTGGCGGTGACGCTGATGGTGACGCCCTTGGCGGTCAGCAGGCGGCGCACCCAGCCCTCGGTGTCAAAGGGATGCCACTCCTCCACGCCGTTGTCAAAGGCCACGGAAAAGGTCTCGCAGTCCGCAATGGACTTGCTGTCCACCTGGAACTGGTTCTCATAGCAGGGATACACTCCGCTTTTTGTTGCCATAGTCTCATTCCTTTCTTTTTTCAATCGCTATCGCCCGTCGGCGGCACAAACGTGGTCGCAAATTTTTTGTACCCCGAAGGCCGCCGAGGGTTCAAAGTGCTCTTGTACAGTAAAAATTCAATTCGATGACGTACTCATACACGCCGCCCTCGTCTGTGCCCACAGCCACCGGCTCCGGCACGTTGGGCTGTACATACTGGATGTGAGCGCCGGAGGGCACGTCCACATGGGCCGCCCCGAACAGGCAGTTCCACAGCCTCAGGGCGGCATCCTCGGTCTCCCGGGCGTTCTGGTTCCAGTGCAGGAGCAGACTCACCGCCTTCACGTCGTAGCTGGACAGGCCGCCCAGCGCCATGACGGGAGGGCCGCTTCTTCTGCGGCTGTACACGCCCAGGCTCTTTTCCTGCTTGTTGTCCAGCCGCCCGATGTAGTAGTGCTCCGACACATCAAAGGTTTTCAGCCAGTCCCGGATTTCTGCTAAGGTCACAGTCCCGCCTCCCTTCTGTAGAGCTCCGCAAAGGCCTTCTGTGCAAACGCTTCGTGCTCGCCGCCCTCTGCCCAGGGTTCGAACCACTTGCCCCCTGCATTGGGGTTCTCGTCCTTGTAGAAGTCATACTCCGGGTGGTAGTACAGCCGCCGGGCGTAGGGCGTGCTGGACACGATGTCCACCTGCCCCTGAGCGCTGCGGGAGCAGTCCACAAAGGTGCTGTCGTTCTGGAGGTGTCCCGTCCGGAAGGGAACCACCTGAGCCTGCACGATCTCTGTGTGAATGGCCTCCGCCGTCTGCTCCAGCGCACGGATGGCGGCCTGATCCAGCTTGCGCAGGGCGGCGTGATTTAGTTTGATTTTTACGAAGCTCATTGGAACCGCACCTCCGTATAGTTCACGCTGCCGTCCGGGTTCCGGGCCTTGATGCTCTCCACAATCTCCCGGCGCACGCCGAACACCTCGGCCCAGCCGCCGGAAATGACCGGGATGCCCGGGCAGATGTCTCCGGGGAAGTAGGCCCGGCCCGTGATGCGGACGTACTTCTGCTCCGCCGTCAGAACGGTCTTGGCGCCGTCCTGCCAGTTGCACAGCCCCGCAAAGGAAAAGGCCTCGATGGGCGCTCCGTCCTCATCCAGGCCTTCCTGTTGGATGGTCAGCCGGATGGGTGTCTTACACACAGCCTCCGGCACAAGGGGTGGGTATTTCATGGCGTTCACCTCGCAAGGCGGCAGCACAGCCCCGTCTGCTCCAGCAGGGCGTACACATCCCGGAGCATGGCTACGCCGGACTCCACCTCCACGTTCCAGCTCTGGCCGAACTGCATGCTCACGCCGTTGATGGCGTAGGAGGAGAGCACCGACTGAATGAGGTCGGCGTTCTCCAGCTCAAAGTGGGCCTGCCGGCACGCCACCTCGGTGACAATCTCCTGCTGAAAATGCGTCAGGTTCTCAAACCCCACCGCCACAATGCGGTTGAAGGTCAGAGCGTCCACGTGCCGGGAGGCGGTGCGCAGAGCCGTGGCGAGGTTCTCGCTCTCATCCTCCGGGAAGAGGGCCAGATAGTCCTCCTCAGTTGCGTAGGGGGTGTAGGCCATGGGGATCACTCCTTCTTGAGCTTGTCCAGCTCCTTCTTGAGCTTCTTGTTCTCTTCCTCCAGGGCTGCGTACTGCTCGTAGGGCACGGTTTTGCCCTTGCAGTAGGCAATCAGCTTGCCCTTGTCGTCGTAGATGTCAAAGCCCTCGGCCCGGCGGCGCTCTTTCTCCGCCTCGGTGATGGTATAGACCCGGTTTCCCTTCACTGCTTTCATGGTCTGCACCTCCTTACGCCTCGACGTTCATCTTGCAGCCGTCCACCTTGCGCTCCAGCAGGAACAGGTCCAGATAGCGCCGGTTCTGGTAGACGTACTTGTCAGCGGTGCGGGAGTCGGTGCCGGGGGTGAACAGCTTGATATAGCTGTACTTCTGCCGGGCCACCACACAGCTGGGGTGGATCAGAATGTAATTGATCTGCTTGGCGGTGCTTGCGGGAGTAAAGCCGTCGGTGAAATCGTAAGCGGTCTTCATCCGGGCAGAGGGTACAGAGACGATCTCTACATCATCCAGGCTGTGCACCTTGCGGTTGATGCTGCCGCTGCCGCCGCTCACACTGATCTGACGCTGGATGCCGTCGGCCTCCTTCAGCAGCTTGCGCACGGCGGGGGTGCAGTAGAGAATACGGCCCTCCTCGGGCACGCCGGCATCGTCCATAGCCGCCATGTCCGCATCGAACTGCTCCAGAATGTTGGCAGCGGTCAGGGCGGTGGTGCCCGCCGTCTGCTTGTAGTTAGTCACATACTCGGTGTGCAGCTTGGAGAAGGCGTAGGCGTCCCGCTCGGGAATGGCCTGCTCCTCCTCGAAGGTGTTCTGGATGTTGGCTACAGACACCGCCAGGTTGGTCTCGTCGATGTCCATGGGGTCCATGGCGATCTCAATGTCCCGGTCAAAGGCCAGCTTCTTGGGCTCCCAGTCGTTGGTCACAGTGCCGGTGTTAAAGCCCATGGCGCTGCGGTTGTGGTCCTTGTAGCCGCTGACGGTGATCCGGGGCAGCTTGATGGTCTGGGCGTTGAGGAACACAACGCCGGGGTTGGAGTTGAACAGTGCGTCAGACTTGGACTCCGCCGCGTACTTCTGGGCCAGAATTCTGGTAAACTGTTCTGCATAGCTGTAAACTGCCATAGTGATTCATCTTCCTTTCTGTTAATTACTTCACGCCGAAGATTTTCTTCAGCTGTTCTTCGTCGCTGACGGCGCCGGAGGAGCCGGTATCAGCCCCTACACGAATCCCGCCGCCCTGCTGAGCGTCGCCGGAAGCGGCAGCCGTCTTGAGCTGGGGGATGTCCTCCAGCACCTTGCCGATGGCCTCCTTGAGCTTCTCCTCGTCCACCTTGCCCTCCGCCACTACGCCGGTCAGGTCCGCCATTTTCATGACGTAGGGCATGGTCCGCAGCTCCACCCCAAGCTCCGCCGCCATGAGCAGGGCCTTATTCTCCATGCCGGCACGGAGGGCCTGCGCCTGTGCAGCGGAAACCTGGGTCTGCAAAGCTGCCGGGTCGGGAGTGTTGGCGGCCTTCTGTGCCTTGAATGCGGCAATGGCCTGAGCGGCCTCCTCCCCGGTGATACCCTGCTGTTTGAAGTAGCCCTTGAGGACGCTGTCCTCGTTGGCCTTCTGCCGCCCTTCCAGGATTCCCGCCAGCTTGTCGTAGTCAAAAACCGGTGCGCTGCCGGTCTGTGACTGAGTCTGCTGAGCAGCTGCCTGCTGCTGGCCCTCGTTCTGCTGGGTCTGGTTGTTGGTTTCGTCTGCCATGATACATTCCTCCTGTTTTTGGGGTGTCTCCCCGTTCTCTGTTTTTAAGGCGGTGGCGCCGCCGTGTGGGTATGAAAAAAGCACGGTGCGGGGTGCAACGTGCTTGATTCGATGTAGTTGTATAACGTGCATCTTTGGTTCTAACATGCACGTTATGCCCTGTTTGGAGAGGTTTTATCTCCAAAAGAGGGGACTTGTGGTTTTTAAGTGGGCATAAGAAAACCGCCTTGACCGTGGTCGGGGCGGTTTTGAGGTTATTCTTCTGGTTGGAAGCGGATTTCCTTGTTCGGGTTACATAGATCTTTCAAGGACTCTGGGTTGACATCCTTCTCTAACATAACGCTCTTCGGGATTCCATCCGGATAAGCGTCGCATTTAACGAAGCCGTGATAATGCTTGCAACCCCCGCAGGGCAGCACTCTCGCAGCAGGAGGAAAAAAGAATCTATCATTTGGGTCTTTGGGGTTCATTACATCTCCTCCAAGTAAATAGTGCTTCCGTCAATCCTGGTCGGTATCAAAACAGCGTCTCTCGGCAACAGCACTTCTTGCTCGTTGCCATTCCACTCAGATATGTCCTTACCGTGCTTAACGTCAATGACCATCTGTATTTCCATAGATTCATCATAGACAGTTTTGCCAGTGGATGTATAGGCCGGATGTCGAGTTGGTGTTCCAACAGCATACTGCGCCATAAACTCATCTCGGCTGACCATGTCTGTGGAAATAGAGCGATAGACTCTGCCGGAATAGTCAGGGAGCTTCTTCAGCGCAGCATCAAGGTCTTTTATGAGCTCCTGTTGCATCGGTGTTAGGCGGGTGTCTGGATTCCGAAGTGCGTTATTCAAGGCATACGCATCGGCAGACATGTATTGCTTGATTGCGTTTACATCCTTCTCGTTCAGTATACCATTCTCACCGGATTTTTCAACCCTCTTCTCCGGAACCTTCTCCCGCTTTTCCTCTCTGCCCTCGTTCAGCGTCAGCTCCCTGAGCTGTCCTCTCCACTCCTCTGCTCTGGCCGCGTACTTCCGCCGGTTCCCATCGTCCAGAGCGTACATCGCCAGCCGTCCCCACTTCTCCACCTGCCTCTCAGCGTAATCCTCCCGGTTCTCCTGCTTCTCGGCCTCCACAGCCTCCCGGACTTCTCCCTTGGTGGCCGGGTCCGGGGCAGAGCTGATGCCGGGAAAGTAGGTTGTGGGCTTATCCTTGCACCGGGGATGCAAAAAGCCAGCCGCCATGGCCTCACTGAGCAAGGGATGCACCCTGTCCGGCTTGCCGCCGGAATAGACATCATCCACCAGCACCTTCCCCAGCCATGGAATACAGTGCGGGCAGGCGTGGCCGTGGTTCCCGTTCTTCATGGTCCCCCGCCGGTTGACGATCACCAGCGAAATGCCCCACTCCTGCCGCTTCTTCCCTTGTCCCATGAGGTAGGCCCGGCGCTCTGCCGTGCGGATGTACATGTCGGCATAGTCGCTGATGGTGTGGCGGGCGCCGTTCTTATACACGATGGAGTCGATTCCCTTGGCAAGAAAGTCCTTTGCGGCCATGTCAACGGCCGTCTCCACCGTGCCCGCTCCCGTGTTGGCGTACACCTGGGCATCAAAGATGATCTTCCGATACTGGTCATTGGCCCGGCGCAGAACAGCCTGCTCCGCCTTTTGAAGATCGTGCTCTGTGGCGTCCAGCAGGGCATCCAGCTTACTTTGGTTCACCCGGAAAAAGGCATCTCCGGCGCCCTGAACGGTTCCACGGCCCCCCGCAGAGATTCGCTTGCGGAGGGACTTGTGATCCACGAGCGCGTTCAGAATGTTCAGCTCCTCCTCCTTCTGGCCTTTGGCCTCCGCTTCCGCGATGGCCTTGCGGATCCTGGCATTGATGCTGGCAAAGCGTCTGCCGTACTTCTTCGGATTGCTCCGCCGCAGCTGTTCCAGCGCCTTGAGCTGCTCCACCTGCCACTGGGACCAGTCAAAGCCCTCGGCTTTCTCTTCGTTCAGGTGCCGGGAAAGGTTGCGCATCATGGAGCCGATCAGCTCGTCCTCGATGCGCTGGAACGCCTTTTTTGCATCATAGGCCATTGCAGAACGCCTTGATTTCGGAGCGCTTATAAGCCGCTCTGGCCTGTTTGGTCTGGGTTTTGGTCAGGTGATCGTTGCGCAGCTCGATGTAGCCCTTGCCCTTCTGGAGGGCGTAAATGCCCACGGGCACCTGCTCACTGGCCAGCTTCAGCAGGCTGTCCTTCCGTTTCTCCGTCACCCGGTAGGCTCTCTTCCCCACCAGCACCGTGTACATCATTGTTCTCTGCTCCTATGTCCTAAATCATCTATTACTATCGTTCCGCCTTAGCCCGTCAGGAGATTACTTCCAGGCGCAGCCTGGTCCAGATTGACCGCCGGTTCTTCCATCTCCACAAGGCCCTGCTCTGCCTTGAGCCGGGCCACCTCCTGCTGCTTCCATGCCTCGTCCCGGGAATCGCCGTAGAGCTCGTCCACGGAAGCCTCCAGCGACATGATCCCCTGGGTCTTTGCCTTGCCCACAGTCTCCACCTGGGATTCAAAGGACGGGTTGGCATAGTCCCCAAAGGCCACATCCGCCTCGATGTCCGTGGGGGCGCCCTGGCCCCGCATTTCATAGGCCACCTTGAGCACCGTTTCCGCCAGCCGTTTCAGGTCCTCCTGCAGCGGCTCCACGATGCTGGCCCGGGTGTAGAGAGTGACCTTTTCCTTTTCCCGCTGGGCTTCTGCGTTGTCCAGCTTTTTCATGTCAATGCCCAGCGTACTGGGGGAGATCAGCCCTTGCAGACACTGGTCCAGCGCCGTGGCGTAGGTTGCCACATAGCTGTCGTGGGGAATGGCGGGCTGCTCCGTCTGGATCTTGTTCTCCGCCCCCTGTGCCATGTCGCTGGCCGTGGAAATAAAGCGGTCGTCGAATGCGTTGGGCCTGCGCAGCTGTCCATTATTTGGATCCCTGGGAATCAGCTTGTCGGGGATATAGGTCTTGGTGCGCCCCGCCCGAAGAGCGTCCATCCACTGGCTCCAGGCCTCATCCAGCGCATCGAAGTTCTCAATCTTCCGGTCGAAAATGCTCTGACCCCGGCCTTCCCATCGGCCGGAGGGAAAGAACTGGACGGGAACCGCCATGATATAGCGATCCGACTCGCTGCCAAACACAATGGGAACCAGATCCGCCAGCCCTTCCACCTCTGTCAACTCTCTGGGCTTGCCGTCACGGTAGAGCTCATAGTGGACATAGTTCAGACCGTAGACCTCCCGCAGCTCATAAAGCCCGCCGCCGGGAGCCTTGACCGGAGATTTGAAGATGATCTCCGTCACCCTGCCCCGCTTCATAGTGTAATCCACCCGGTCGCCGGGGAAAAACTCCACAATGGGCAGGTCGGAAATCTGCGGGTCGATGGAGATCTTCCATGCCCCGTCCCCGATGTACAGCACCTCTTTCAGCGTGCGCTGCAGCAGCTTTTTGAAGCGGTTCTCCTGCTCCACCTCTTCCCACAGATCGGTATAGGCCTGAGAAGAAAAGGTGATTGTGCTGAGGTTATTCGCCACAATGCCGGAGAGCGTGTCCACAATGATAGAGGGCAGGCCGGTGTGGATTTTCCGCATCTCCATGCCCGGCGTGGAGCGGGAGGCCCAGAACATCCGGCGCATATTCCCGTCTGCAATCTGCTGGTAGAGCTGCTCCAGCTCGTTGGAGTCTCCCCGATACCAGAGCCGGTTCTTGATGGCGTTGGCCTGATAGTCCAGCCGCTCCTGAATATTGATTTGCAGGGATTGGGGCGGTTCCAGCCGCAGGAAGCTCCGCATCCCCTCTCTGATCTTGTCCATAATCCACATAGTCCTCTTACCCTATCATGTGCTGGTATGGAATCCAGCCGTACTGATTGCTGTTGATGGTGTGGTCATTGCCGTCCTCCGGCGCTCCCTTCTCGGTATAGCTGTAGGTGTTCAGCTCGTGGATGTGCTCCCGGCAGTGCTCCAGCACCAGGTATTTCCCCGTCTCCAGCCAGCCCAGCTGCAGGTTGATGCGGTCAATGATCTGGGTCTTGTAGCTGGGATTGAACACATACACACAGGGGTGCTTTCGGGCATACTTGGCTAGCTCCGTCAGCGTGGCCTGATCGGCGCTGTCCACAAAGACGTTCCGGAACATGCCCCACTTGCGGGCGCAGCGGTCCAGAAACACCACAAAAGCCGCCGCCACGTCTGAGGGGGCGAAGGGGGTCTGGGTGTCCCGGTTGTTTCGCACGTCCTCCTCCAGAATGACCAGCGTCCCGTCCCGGGTGATGCCCTGCATGGTCATGGCGATGGTGTCGGGGCTGGAAGCAGAATAGGATGTGTCCAGACCGGCGGAGAGCTGCTCCCACCGGAAGTTGTGGACAGTGAGCTGCTCCCTCAGCCACTTCTCAGAGATGACGTGCTGCCCCTCGTTGAAGTTGGGGAACACCAGCCCCTCTGCCTTGCCACGGAGACCTTGAATCTTGTTCTTGTAGAGTTTGGTGCCTTTGGGTGCTGCCTGCTTTTTGGCTTCAATATCGGCTTCTGACAGGCTCAGGTTGTCCCGGAAGGTAAAAAACCAGTAGCGCCATCCGGGCACCGCTGGTTCCGTCAGTTCCCGGAGGATTTCCGCCGGGACGTCTCTTTCATATTTTTTGTAGGGCCGGGCTCGGTTTACAAACTCCCGGTACACCGGCAGCTTAGGATCATCCGGGTTCAGCGTGGCCAGCAGGTAGTCGTTTCGGGTGGAGATTTCCCGCACAAAGTCGATGTTGGCGGTGTTGATCTCATCAATGAACACGCAGCCGAACTGACTGCCCAGTACCATCTCCCACTTCTCCCGGCTGTCATAGCCCAGCACGAAGATGATCTTGTCCTCAAAGGCAACGTGCGGAATCTTATAGTTCCGGTTGCCGTTGCCCCGGTAGACGGCATTTCGGTGGATGTCCAAAATACCGTTGTCCTGCTGGATGATGTTTTTCTCCGCGTTGCCCACGCTGCGGGAGGCGATGATGTGCAGCTTCTTCCGGCTGCGGCTCACCATGCGCATGAACTTGACCCCGGCGCCCACCGTGGTCTTGCCGCTGGCAGTGGTGCCCTCCAGAAACTCCGCCCGCACGCCCTCCACCGTGTTGATAAAGTCGATGTACTTCTGAGATAGGGGGAAGGAGGTCATTCGCTCAGCCCCTTGCCGCCCAGCTGGGTGAGGATATCGTCGAGCTTCTCAGAGGACTGGACCTCCACGTCCATTTTCTCCGTGAAAATGCCGTACCGCTTGCCCAGCAGTTCCGCCGCCTTCAGCCGTTCCCGCTCATCCGGCGGCTTGTCGATAACCTCCTGACAGCCGTCTCCACACAGGCACAGCACATGGGAGCGGCTCTTGCCCCGCATGACGTCGGACAGGTACTCAATGACCTCCTGGGCATCGGCTGTTCGCTGGCTGCGTATGTGTTCTAATTGTTCCGTAATGTAGGATTTGACCTCAGCATTTCTCAGCATCCGTTCTCCTGTGGAGTACGCCGAACGCTCCGAATACCCAGCCCGAATGGCGGCCTGTGTGGCATTCAGGTCGATCAGGTACTCTTCCACGAATCTCTTCTGTTTTTCTGTCACACAGGCTCACCTCCGTTTCTGTGCATAAAACCCGCCCTATCCCCGCCGGCTATTTCGTCCGGCACGCCGCAAATTTTGAAGCGCAGAACAGTGGACACGAACCACACGGCCTATCAGCCGCCATCCGATTAGCAGTCGGCGCCGCCACCTCGGCGGGTTATTCTGCATATAGCAAGAGCGCCCCGACTGGAGCGCTCCCGCAAAAGAAAGGAGTCTTGGGCAACCAGAATTGCACTGGGGCGCCGCTTGCGTCGGCGTGCCCCTTTTACGCCCGGGGCATATATTTACTCAGGAGGAGCTTTGCTCAACTCTCGATGGTACTATATTACCACCGGAAAAAAATGTTTTAAGTTCATCTTTTACAGATTAAGATTTTTCTCTACCAAGTGGAGGAATGCTTTTCTCCGACGTCTTACTGTC